TGTCGGCCGACATCGACGGCGGCCAGCAGGCCATCGCGCTGGTGGGCAAGCTGATCGGCTACGAGGCGCAGGAGCTGGCGGCGGGCAACCTCGGCGAGGCGGCCGACATCGCGCTGCTGTCGGACGCGGCCGCGCTGCTGCGGCAGTGGGTGACCGGCGAGTCGGCCGTGGCCGACGGCAACGTGATGCCCGCGACGGCGCTCATGCAGTCGGCGGCCGTGAAGTCGATCGAGCCGCTGCTGCACGCGGTCGCGGCCGCCGTCCACCGGGGCGACATCACCGGCGAGGTGGCCCGCAAGATGCTGTGGCCCTCCGATGCCGAGCTTGTCGCCAAGGACCGCGACTACTCGGCGGCCGAGCGCAAGGAGATGGCCGGCGACGGCCGCGCCCTGCCCGACGGCAGCTACCCGATCAACGACAAGCACGACCTGAACAGCGCCGCGATCCTGGCCCGGTCCGGTCACGGCGACGTCGGCGCGGCCAAGAAGCACATCGCGAAGCGGGCCAAGGAGCTGGGCGTGGCCAACCCGCTCGCCGACACCGACGACGCGGTCAAGAGCGAGATTGCGAAGGCAGGTACGGACGTGGATACTGTGACTCAGGAAACCGGCGACCTGGCCAAGGTCGTTGAGGACGCTGTCACAAAGGCCGTTCAGCCGTACAAGGAGCGTGTTGACACGCTCACGGCGGAGCTGGCGAAGGTGAAGGCGACACCGGTACCGGGCGGCCCCATGATGTCCGTCACCCGGCCTGCGAAGGCCGCGGGCGAGGACGATCACGCCGCCGTTGCGAAGCGTTACGAGGATTGGGCGGAAGTAGTCGCCAATCCCGCTGACGCCGACCACTACCGTCAGCTCGCCGCCCAGGAGCGCGCCAAGATCACGTCTTGAGAGCCGCTGGGCGCATCACCTTCGTGAGGGATCATGCCCAGCACTGTCGAGCTTTTCGGCGGCCACCGCGGCGCTTACCGCGGCGGCGGCCCCATCCGCCCTGATTACCAGGGCGCCCAGGTCATCGAGCAGTTCGAGCGCTACAAGGCGTCGCTGCGCAAGGCGCACGCCGACCACGACACCGGCCACGACGTGTTCGTCCCCGGCGAGGGCATCCGCAAGGGCGCCCGCACGTCCAAGGGCGACTACGAGAAGCGCATGGCAGCGATCGACACCCTGAGCAAGTCGCTGCCCGCCGACCAGCTCGCCGCGATGAACGCCGACCTGCAGGGCCTGCGCGAGACGGTCACGAAGGACTGGAACCAGGCCTACCCGGAGACCGGCGGGTACAACACCCAGCTGGCCCCGTACAACCTGTTCGAGTCCGCGCAGATCCTGGTGCCCCGCCAGACGCCGCTGCGGAACGCGGTGCCGCGCGAGAACAACGGCAAGGGCTCCGCGATCCAGTTCCGGCAGATCACCGGCTGGACGAACTCGAACACCGGCGGCGTCGCCGACCAGGCGCCGTTCCTCAACTCCGAGTACCCGCAGGCGCAGGGCCTGTCGCTGCCCCAGTTCGGCGGCCAGTCGACCACCACCGGCGGCGTCTACGGCACGACCGGCGTCCCGCTTCGCCGCGGCCAGAAGATCAACTACGCCGCGACGAGCAAGACCGTCAACTACACCGAGATGTCGCTGTCGGACTCGGTGTCGTGGAAGGCCCAGTACATCGGCCAGGGCTTCGAGGATATTAGGCAGTTGAGCCACACCGCGACGCTGTGGGCTCACATGCTCGGCGAGGAGAAGGCCCTGCTGTACAGCCGCGGCCCGTCGGCCAACGGCTACACCGGCCCGATCGCGGCCCCGACCGGCCTCACCGCCGCTTCGGCGGTCACCGGCGGCGGCATCGCGAACGGCACCTACTCGATGTTCGTCACCGCGGTGGGCGGCTGGGGCGAGTCCGCCCCGAGCAACATCGTCACCACGTCGGCGATCACCGGCGGCGGCGTCGGCACGCTGACCGTCACCGCCTGGCCGTCGCTGCCGTCCGGCGCCTACGGCTGGAACGTGTACGTCTTCACGGCGTCGACCGGCTCGTTCTTCTTCCAGCAGTTCGTCGCGGCCGGCAGCTCGCTGGCGATCGCGTCGGGCCTGGTGCTGACCTCCTACTCGACGAGCACGGGCGCGCTGCCGTACAACGCGGGTGACTCCAGCGCGAACGTCAACGGCTACGACGGCTTCCTGACCGTCCTGACCAACCCGGCCGTGACCGGCTACATCGCCACCTACGCGGCGAACGCGACCGCGGCGAACTCGGTCAACTCGATCGCGGGCCTCGGCCAGTCCGGCGCCCCGGCGCAGGGCGACACCCCGTGGCAGACGATGTTCAAGGCCCTGTACGGCGCGGGCGTCGAGTCGGGCAACTACGCGCAGAACGGCACCGCGACCTCCTACGGGCAGAAGCTGCTCGCCGACCCGGACGTGGTCTACGTGGACGGCGTGATCCGGTCGGCGCTCGGCACGTTCGTCGAGCACGGCGGCGGCACCGGCCTCAGCTCCGGCAACCCGGGCGGCTACCGGATCCAGGTGACCCGCGACGACATCAGCGGCATGACGGTCGGCTCGGCCGTCACCGGGATGGTCAACCAGACGACCGGCAAGGCGGTGGACCTGGAAGTCCACCCGTTCATGCCGGTCGGCGTGTCGTTCGCCTGGTCCAAGACGCTGCCGGTGCCCGACAGCGAGGTGGCCAACACGTTCGCGGTCAACAACGTGGTCGACTACATCGGCTACGACTGGCCCGACATCCAGTTCACGTACGACTTCAGCACCTACCAGCTGGGGTCGTTCGTGCCGTACGCCCCGGCCTGGTCGGGCGCCGTCGTCGGCCTGCAGGCATGACCCGCCGGAAGGTCAGCACCCAGGCGCAGACGCCGCCCGGGACGGCCAACAGCGTCCAGGGCGCGACGGTGCTCGGCTACGGCCACAGCGACGCGGCCGGGCACCCGACGCTGGTCTGGGTGATCCGGTGACGAAGGTCATCCTGGGCAACGACATCGCTCAGGTCGACGCCCCGTCCGGGCGCCGCTACGGCGGCAATATGCCCGGACGGGTGTTCGACATGACGCCGGGCGACGCCAAGGCGGTGGTGAAGCTCGGCGGCGCTCTCGCGTCGCTGAGCGGCACCACCCGGCGGCGGCTGGCCTTCCGGTGCAAGACCTGCGGGTTCCGGCCGTTCATCGCGTCGTGCTCGCGCTGCGCGGCGGCCGGCCGGGAAGGGGAGTGCGTTCGTGAGTGAGGCATGCGACGAGTGCTTCCCCGAGTCCGCCGAGCTGGCCCGGCTGGCGGAGAACGCCCAGGCGGGCCGGACCGAGGCGTTCGTCGGGAGCGGCGACCCGGACACGGTCCTGCACTGCCCGCACGGCGAATGGCGGCTCGGCGACGCGATAGCGCCGCCCCCGCGGGTCTGCGCGGAGACCACCAAGGCGGGCGAGCCGTGCAAGGGGACGCCCGGCGACGACGGGCTGTGCGCGGCCCACAAGCCGAAGGACGGCGATGGCGACGCCCCGCCGCCCGCGCCGACCACTGAAGCCCCGTAAGCCATGACCGGAGGTGAGCGATGACGACCCCGCTGATCGTCGCGCCCGCCTCCGGCGTGCTCTCGCAGCCCTACGTCACCCCGGCGATGTTCAAGGCCTATCCCACGTGGATGGACCTGGACAACCTGGTGCCGGGCGGCGTCGCGGGCGTGCAGGAGGACGTGCTCTACGACGTCCTGCTGGCGGCGTCGGACTGGGCGGTCGGCGAGTGCGGCGACATGCTCCTGCACGCCCACTACGTGCAGGGCGAGCAGCTGCGCACCCGGGCGGGCAACGGCGGCCGGATCTACGTCAAGCCGCGCGACATCCCCGTGCGGCAGATCGTCGGCCTGGAGTACGGCTGGGACCCGTCGGCGATGGTGTCGCTGTCGCTGTCGTCTTCCTCGGTGTGGGTCGAGGACGGCCGCGAGGTGTCGTTCGTCCCGTACGGCGGGCTGAGCTTCACCGGCCCGGCCATCCAGTTCGGCCCGGCGCCCCGCCAGGGGATGCTCACCTACGTCAACTGGTCGTACGTGCCCGGCTACCCGTCGACCTATCTCGCGGAGCCGATCGCGGCCGATGCGGAGTCGGCGACGGTGGCCGACCCGGCGGGCATCCTGCCCGGCGACGTGCTGCGGATCTACGACGCGGGCGTCAGCGAGGCGCTGACGGTGGCCGGCGCCTACGTTCCCGCGGCTCCGACCGTCCCGCCGACGGCGACGGCCATCCCGCTGGCGGCGGCCGCGCAGAACGCGCACATAGCGACCACCGGCGTAACCGAGATGCCCCGGAAGATCCTGCAGTCCGTGATCGCCTACGGCGTGGCGCTCCTGATGAGGGACGACGTCTCGGCCGAGGAGCCCGCCAGCGCGTTCGGCCCGGCGGCCAGGACGACGGACAGCCCGAACGCGGGCAAGGCTGGCGGCCTCGTCAACGACGCCCGCGGCTGGCTCGCCCCGTACCGACCGACGCTGAGGTCTTGATGCAGCCGATCGAGGTCTGGGACGCCGGCAGCCCCGAGTGGGCCGACCGCTTCGTCGGGGAGAGGTCCGCGTGGGTGGACGAGCACCTTGGCCGGGCTGTAGTGACTACCCGCGTCGAGTTCTTCCTCATCGACGCCCCGTTCGCCAAGGCGTACCGTTTCGCGCTGGACGCCAGCGGGCGGCCCTTCCTCGGCCCAGACGGCGAGCCCGCGATGGAGGACGCCGTAGAGCAGTTGCTCGACGCGCTGCCGCCCGCGCACCTGCTGGTAGGCGCGCGATGAGCGGCGACAGGCAGCTGGTCCGCAACGCGGTGGCGGCGTACTTCGGCGGGACGCTGCAGACGGCCGACGCGGGCGTTTATTACCAGGGCGGAAGTCTCGCCAGCGCCGGACTCGGCACGGCGTTCCCTTACTTCATCAAGGGCGGCGCGCCGGACGCCTACTACACGCTCGGCGAGACGCCCGGCACCGGATGGGGCGCGGTGCTGACGATCCGCCTGGGTCTGGTCGCCAACACCCGCGACAGCTACGGCGGCGCTACCAGCGGCTGGCGCAAGCGGCTCTACCCGGTCAAGTGCTCGCTGGACGTCATCAGCTACGCCGAGCACCTCGAGGAGGCGGAGGCGCCGCTCGACGACCTGCTCAACGACATGGACGCCCTGATCTACGCGGACAGGACGCTCGGCACGACGAGCGCGGCCTACGCGGCCCAGGGCGGCCGCCTGATCATCGAGGCGGGCGAGGGCAAGAACGGCATCGTCCACGGCGAGGCCGAGTGGTCGACGGAAGCCGACCGGGGCCGCGGCCGCGGCGGCATTGATTACACGTTCGAGGTTCTGACCATGGTCGCGGCATAGGAGGCCTGCGTGAACTACGTATACGAGGGACCGGGGCCGCACCAGGATCCGGTGATCGGCCTGGTGAGGCCCGGCGACGTCCGGAACTTCGACGAAGAGCCGGACTGGGGGCCGTGGCGGCCGCTCCGCGAGGCCATGCTCGAGGCGGCCGAGGCCACGCTGACCCCCGACGAGCGCGGCGCGCTGAACAGGGCGCTGGGCACCTCGCCGACGCCCGCGCTGAGCACGCTCACGACGCCCGCCACGGGCACGGAAGGGATGTAGGCCATGGCACCCCCGGTGACCTTCGGCGTAACCGCCGAGCGCGAGGTCTACGTCGTCAAGGAGGCGACGCCCGGCACGATCCCCGGCTCGGTCGGCTCGCCCATCCCGCTGACCAGCTTCAAGCCGAGCAACAAGCCGATGATGCTCTACGACGAGTCGTTCCAGGGCAGCATGGGCGACACCTACGGCGCCTACCAGGGCCCGCTGATCGGCTCCCTCGACATGGGCGGCCACGTCTTCGGCGACCACGGCCTGGGCGAGGCGCTGTACAACCTGCTCGGCGACTACACCGTCAGCGGCACGGCCGCCAGCCCGGCGTCGACCACGAACGCGGCCACCACCGCCGGCGCGACCACGCTGTCGGTCGCGTCGGGCGGGGCCAGCTTCACGACCGGCATGTACCTGTGGCTCGAGGACGCCGGCACCCCGGCCGCCAACGAGGTCGTCATGGTGACCGCGACCGGCTCGGCCACCAGCATCCCGATCACGGCCACCCGGTTCGCGCACCTGACCGCGCTGCCGTTCACCAACACGACCGCCCCGTACACGCACGTCTTCGCGCTGCTCAACGGCAGCGTGGGCGCGGCGAACGGCCCGGCGCAGGGGCCGACGTACTGCTACACCGACCGGCAGGGCGTCGCCGCGAACGGCGCCGAGCAGTACGCCTACGCCGTCGCCAGCGAGGTCACGCTCACCGGCAACAGCGAGAAGCTGCTCGACTGGTCCGGCAAGTTCGTCACCGCGGTCCGGGCCACCGCCGGGTCGGCCGTCGGCACCACCAACGTGTCCACCGTGGTGCCGTACCCGTCCTGGCGCACCACGACCGGCATCGGCGGCCCGGCCAGCGGCGGCACGCAGGTGAAGTACATCGCCGAGCACTCGCTCACCCTGTCCCGGGCGGTCAAGGCCTACAACACCGAGCAGGGGTCGCAGCAGCCGTTCATCATCGCCCGCGGCAAGCAGTCCAACGCGGGGAAGATGACGATCAGCCCGGCGACCGACGACACGTCGATGATCGCGTTCCTGGCCAACTCCCAGCCGCAGCTCCAGTTCGTGAGCTCCAACGGGCTGTCGGGCGCGAGCCTGGTCAGCCTGCAGGCGGACATCATCCTGGCGGCCTACGACACCGACGACATCAACGACGGGTCGGAGCTGTTCGGGTTCGACGTCAGCTTCAAGCCGCAGCACACCGCCGCGAGCTCGGGCGGCATCACCACCACGGGCGCGTCCGGCGGCAAGGCGGCCGTCAAGATCACGCTCACCAACGCAATCCCCACCTACTGACCAGGAGAAACGACCCATGACCCTTGTAGCCAACCGCGACGAGCGCGACCCGAAGCTGATCGTCGTGCGCACCACCTACGGGCCGATCACCAACGAGGTCCGCGAGGACGAGGGCCACGTCCGCAGCTTCTGGGGCCAGCTCGGCCGGGTGCTGCACACCCCGGAGGACCGCGCCCGGGCGGGCTACGAGCGGTACCGCGAGCACGCCGGCGGCGTCTCGAAGTTCACCGGCGACGAGCTGCCCGCCTTCGACGACCAAGACGAGGAAGTCCGCGCCCACTGGGTCGCGGCCTTCACCGAATAACCAAATGAGCCTCGCCGTCGCCTACCTCGAGGGGCTGAGCCACACGCTCCCGCTCGCGGTGGCGGCGTCGAGCCGAATCCTCCAATCGAAGGGAACACCGATGCGGACCACGCTGACGTCGGGCGCGGAGATCGAGCACCGGCCGGTCCAGGATCTGAAGGCCAAGGACAAGGACGCGGTCTCGCTGTCGGTGAAGATGGCGATCCCGATCACCGAGGACGGCGAGATAGACCGCAGCCAGGGCCTGCTGATGAGCGGCAGCATGCAGCTGGCCGCGCGCAACGCGGTCATCGCCCGGGTGATCACCAAGTGGCCGTACGGCCCGGTGCCGCGCTTCGAGGCGGGCGAGGTCCACGACGCCGAGCTGATCGACGAGATCCCGATCGACGACTTCAACGAGATCGAGGAGCTGATCGCCCCGTACCTCGCCAAGCTCCGCCGGAAGCCGGACCCAAAAGCAACGACTTCAACAAAATCAAGTACGTCGTCCAGGGCAAATGGGGAGCGCGTCTCCCCGACGGGCTGAGCCGGGAGGCGTACGAGGACATCATCCGGCTGATCAGGTTCGGCCTCCACCCGGGTGACGGCGGCGGCCGGATGTCGCTCCCGGTGGAGGTGGACACCTGGCTGCTGCCGGTGCAGCAGGCGATCGACAGGGCGCAGAAGGAGGCGAGCGAACGGTGACACCAGCCGATCTCCCCGCCTACCTTCGCCGCCTCGCCCGTGACGTGAAGGACCGCGCCGCCCTGGACGCGGCCGACGCGATGGCGCAGGCCTATCAGCGGTCGGTGGTGCTGTCGATGACCGGCCCGTCGCCGTCGCCGCCCGGCACGCCGCCCGCGCGCCGGACGGGCACCCTGGCGCGGTCGGTGCGGCCCGAGGCGGCAAAGCTGGTCGGCGACGGCAAGGCGGAGTCCTCGGTCGCCCCGCACACCGTCTACGCCCGGATCCAGCAGCTCGGCGGCGACATCTACCCGGTCCGGGCCAAGGCGCTGCGGTGGAAGGACAAGTCCGGCGTTCACTTCGCGAGGCACGTACGGCTGCCCGCCCGGCCGTACATGGTCATGAACGACGCCCGCCGCCAGGAGGTCCGCTCCGCCGCGATCGGCGCCGTGCAGCGCGTCATCCGGGAGGCGCTCGGTGGCTGACGAGCTGGACCCGGTCGAGCAGACCTTCTCCGCCGACACGGCCGAGTACGAGGAGTGGCTCGAGTCGGCGGCGATGAGCGCGCAGGAGTTCGCCGACGCCAACGCCGAGGCGAAGGCCGCCGTCGACGGGCTGACGGACAGCGCCGAGGAATCCGGCGGGGTGCTCAGCTTCACCGCCGACGAGTGGCTCGGCGCGGCCGAGGCGGCGGCGGAGATCCGCGACAAGGTGGCCGAGGCGGCGATGGGGGTCGACGAGCTGCGGGACAGCTCGGAGGAGGCCGCCGCCACGGCGAGCATGCTCGCCGACTCGTCGGTCGAGGCGGCCACCGCGATCGGCCACGAGCGCGACGAGGCGCTCGAGGCGACCGTGGCGGTGAAGAAGCTCCGCGACGCCGAGGTCGAGGCGGCCGCTGCCGGAGACGCCAAGGGCGGCGAAGGATTCCTGAGTTTCCTGCCGGACTGGCTCCCCTGGCTGATAGCGATCGTCCCGGCCGCCGAGGCGCTGCTCGTCGAGGTCGCCGGGCTCGCCTCCGGGTTCGTGGCGGCCGGGATCGGCATCGGCGCGTTCGCGGCCCTGGCGATACCGGCGTTCACCGCGATCACCGGCGCGGTCGGCGACACCAAGGCGCAGCTGGAGAAGCTGCCCCAGCCGATCCAGACGGCCGTCGCCGAGCTGAAGTCGGTCGAGGCCCAGTACAAGAGCATGGCGAAGGCGTTCCAGCCGGAGGTCGTCGGCCTGTTCTCCCAGGCGCTGGGGATCGTCTCCGATCACATGAGCATCCTGCTGCCCCTCGCCCAGGCGGCCACCCCCGCGCTCGAGGGCGTCCTCGGGATGCTGAACAACGGCCTGAACGGCGACGGCTTCAAGAGCTTCCTGGCCTACATGAGGGCCCTGGAGGGGCCGAGCATCACGGCGATCGGCCACGGGATCGGCGAGGTCGCCGGGTCGGTCGAGCGGTTCCTGACGGTGATGTCAGCCAAGGACGTGGTGAACGCGATCAACATCGCGTTCGCGGTCCTGGCGGGCACGATCAACGTGCTGACCTACATGACCCACCGGCTGATGACGAACTGGGACGAGATTTCGGATTCGTTCCGCCGGGTGCGGCACGACGTCGCCGCCGACGCCCATGAAGTAGCGCATGTTTTCGATGATCTGCGGCACGACATCGCGAACGACGCGCACAATATCGCTTCTTACTTCGACGAGGCCCGGGGGAACATTCACAACTGGGCGGGCGACGTGGTCGGCGACGCCCGGATGGTCGCCCGTGATTTCACGGGCGCGCTCGGCGTCGTCGCCAGCTGGGTCTCCGGCCACTGGCGGGAGATCGTGGCGTGGCTGGTCGACCCGGTCGGCATGGCGAACTTCGAGATCAGCTCGCACCTGCACGACATCGAACAGTCGTTCGATGACATGCGGCACGACGTCGCCTCGACCCTCGACGGGTGGCGGCACGACCTCTCCAACGACTACGACGACGCCATGGCCGACGTCGCGAGGTTCACCAGCTGGCTGCCTCACGCCATAAGCGACGCGTTCTCCAGCTCGCGCCGCAGCAGCGCCGCCTCC